GCCAGCGGACCCATCGGGCTCTGGCATCAGCACCCACAATGCCACCGACGAAGCCCGCGAAGGTGGGTAACCCATGGTTGGTCAGCCAGTCGGCCAGCGCGAGCAGGCCGGTGTTCGAGTCGCTCACATGTCACACGAGCCACACCACGCTGAACCCGCCCAGGGCGTTGAACTGCTCCCTGGTCAGCGTGTCCCACACACCCTTGTAGCCAGGCGCGCTGTTGGCGACCCAGAGTGAGTTGCCCTGCACGCCTCGGATGCCGACCCAGTGATACCACTTGGCCCCCGAGCACATGCCCGGCGTGGTGGATGCGATGGAGTACGCGGTGTCGAAGTCGAGCCAGCCCTGCTCGCTGCTCTGGCCGTAGTCATCGAGCACGCGGCGCAGCGCCGAGCCGTCCGCGTTCATCAGCCCGTACTGGGGGTTGATGTTGTTGGTGTAGCCGATCTCGTAGACCGTGCCCTCGCGGCTGCCGTAGATGTCGCCGGTGATGAGCAGCCCCAGGGAGCGCAGCAGCCAATTCAAGCTACAGGCGCTGCAGGTCCAGTCGTAGAGTTGGCCCGGCTGCGAAGTCCACGGGTCGTAGGCAAGCTCGATCGCGTCGTCTACGAGAAAGGGAGCCGGTTGACCCGGTTGTCCTCCTCGTAATACCAGTATTGGGCATCGCGGGCGAGGGTGAGGCTGACCTTGTGGCCATCGTCCATGATCACGTAGCGCTCATCGCTGCGAGCTTCGTCGCCGTTTTCGGCGATTGCCTGGGCCACTCCGGGGCCGATGTTGTAGTCCGTCATTGGCGCGGTCTGAACCTCACCTCTCCGCTATTCCAGTCGATATCCACGTCGTGCTCGCCCTGGGGGATCTGGATGCCCGCGTCTTCGCACGCGGCCTCGAAGGCCTGCTGGTAGGCCTGACGCCGCTGGTTGTGCGCTGCGATGGCCGCCTGGGCCACTTCGGTCGCGCCCTCCACACCCGCGCCCATACGCGCCAGGCGCCGCAACTGCCCCGCCTGGAGGCGAGGGGCACTGTAGGGCTCACTCGCGGCCAGGATGGCTTCAGACGCGCTCTGGTGGCCGTTTTCGATGATCTCTGTCTCCATCAGATTCCTTTCGCCGTGCAACGGGCGTCGAGTTGGCGCAAGGCTCCCCACAGCATCGCGGCCATATTGGCGTAGTTGACGCCCACGGCTGCGCCGCCTGTGTCCAGGGCGGCAAACTCGGGCGACGCAGCGTACACGTCCGTCGCCATGAAACCGATATCCGTCGGGGTGGGAGACGGCGCGGTGGACTCGTCTCCACCGCTCGGTGGGGTTAGCTGATAGGTGTACACCGGCACGTTGCCCCGCACGCGCGTCATGCACGTGTCGTCGGTCATCACCACAGCGTTGGCTTTGACGTTGGGGTCTGAGGTCTGCACCAGCGACTGGCACGTGACGACGTGGCCCACGCCCAGGTCGAAATAGACGTACGCGTGCGGGTTCAGATAGACGGTGGCAGCCCGCCCAATCGTCTCGCCCGCACCAACAAGCTCCCCGCCCGGCCAGGTGATCGTATTGCCGTTTGCCTGAAAGGCGAGGTTACCGTTGACGCTCGGACTGGCCAGGGTCACGCTTGTGAGCGTGCCCCCGTTGGTGTTCACCGCTCCGGCCGTGAGGGTGGCCGCGACGTTGGCGTTGCCGTTGCTGACGAGCGCATTGCCCGTGACGACGTTGGCTGACAGGTTGGCGGCGACAGTGGCGCTGCCGTTGACGGTCAGGGTGCGCCCGACGGTCGTGTCGAGTGTGGACGCGAGCGTGGTCGCCGACACCGACGACGCCGTGAGCGTGTTCGAGACGGTGAGTGCGCCGTCGAACTGGCTGGTGCTGGTGACGTGCAGCGTGGAGGTGGTGAGCGCTCCGCTGACCGACAAGCTGCCCGCCGACACGGCACCATCCACGGTCAGGCTCGGGAAGTGCGCCGCGCCCAGGGCGGTGAGCGTGCCGCTGGCCTGGATGTTGCCGCCGATGGTCAGGTCGCCGCTGAGGCTCAGGGTGGTGAAGTTGCCGCCCTGGTGCGCGCCATTGTGGTTGTGGCCGGTCGAGGAGGAGAACAGACCATCAATGGTGCTGAGCGACCCGCGCAGGCCAGCCGACTGCGTCAGGTAGTCGGCGGTGTCATCGTCACCAACGCACAACGCGAGGTTGAGTTCAGGAGTCAGGTCGCTCATAAGGCCCTCAATGAATCGACTGTGTAGCCTTGCAGATCACGCACCCTGGTGCCTCTCAGGCGCTTGACGATGCCGTAGATAGTCAGGATGCGGAACTGGGTCGCGGAGATGTCGATCGCCCAGGACCGCCCGCCGCCAGCCTGCATCGCTTTCAGCGACTCCTGATAGCCGAACAGCGCGATCTCGTTGATCGTCTCGTCCGGTAGCTCGATCGCCAGGCTGCCAGGGTTGCCCGCGAAGTCGAGCAGCGCCTGGTGCAGGTTGTCGGAGTTGATGCGCTGCACCGCGCCGTCGAGGCGGGCCTGGTAGCCATTGGCGTTGATGGTCGCCTGGATGTCCCGCTTGAAGGCTGGCACCACGCGCTCGTGGTAGGCCACCACTTCCAGCACCGGGGTGTCGGCCGTGCTGACGTTACTGAGCGCGGCCTTCAGGCTGAGCGCGTTGCCGACCAGATTCGACGGCGTGTCGATGCGCTGGCCGTTGGACGTGAACTCGCCCAGGTAGAGCCAGTTGCCGCTCGGATCGGTGGGCGGTGCGCCCGCCGAGGCCATGATGCGGTAGTAAAGCTGGACCTCGTCGCCTGGGCGCATCACGGGACCGAAGCAACTGAAGCCGAGCCAGTGTTTGAGATCCGCCTGGAACATGGCGTGGTGCAGCGGGAAAACGATCTCGCTCGGACCAAGCACGAACTCAGCGCCCGAGTCGGCCGCCAGCGGGTTGCGCACAAGCTTGATCCACTGCCAGGTGCCGTTGTCGAAACCGATGTACAGGCGATCGTTGCCCGAGGCGCCCGAGACTCCCATCGACGTGGCTTTGGCGCCCCAGTGCGCGAGCGCGCCGTCGAACTGGTTATCGAAGATGAAGCTCGTGCCCTCTTCCGTCTCGCGCGGCTCCCAGTTGCCGTAGCTCAACAGGTACGTGGTGGAGTTGATGGCGTTCCAGAGGCAGAGGTACGCGCGGTAGCCGCCCCACCCCACAAAGCACTGCACATCACCCCGAACGGGTGAGGCGTTGTCCAGCATCATGCCTGGCCCGGCGGCCACCAGATTCTCGCTCGGCACGTCGAGGCGGTAGAAGCTCGTGCCCGCGCGGAACCAGATCGCGCCCATCCAAGCGGCGGCCGTACGCCCGTTCTCGGTGCTCGTCGGCGCCTTGATGCCAGGGAACAGGTCGTTGACCGAGCCGTCCGAGTTGAGCGTGTAGACGCGGCCGTCGTCCTTGAAGATATGCAGGCTGTTGCCACTCTGCCGCAGCGCCGTGATCTTTGTCGCGGGGTTGCCGATCAGGTACGGGCCGCTCCAGTTGCCTGCGACCTTGGGGTCTGCGGTGACCTTGCGAATCACGCTGGCGTCGCGGTCAGCCGCCCATAGCTCGGTGCCGACAACCTCCAGAAAGCACGGGAAGAAACCAGAGGGTGTCGCACACGCGGTCCACGTCCCGGAAGGCGTGCGTTCCCACAACACGCCTGATGCGATCGTGACGTACATGCTGCTGGCAGCGCCCGAGAAGCCGCCCTGAAACACCACGGCATCGAGCGTCTGGTAGCCCATGTCGCGATCGACGGGCTGCAGGTTGGTGTCGTCCACGCGGCGGTAGACCTTGGTGCCGCCCAGGATGAACTGGGTGCCAGCCGGCGTGTCGATGAACTTGGCGATGTACCCGCCAGCGGCCGTCTGCGGCTGGATCGGGTGCGTCTGCGGTCCCTTGCCGAACAGCCCGCCATCGACCTGAATGTCGATGCCCCAGTAGTAGCGCTTGTCGCCAAAGCTGGACTGCACGCGCTCGCCGTAGCCGCCCGTCGGCCGCAGCGGGAAGGTGCGCTCGCGGTAGACCGGCGCCGAGCCGTACTCCTGCACCGAGGGCACGACGCTGTCCAGCATCTGCTGCTTTTTGCTGAGCATCAGACTGCCGTCCTGGGCAACGACCAGCATCAGCCCGAGGCGATCGAGCGGATCGCCCAGGATGCTGCCGAGCCGCATGTGGTACGGCCAGGGACGTCGGTGTGATGACTGGAGCGGCACGTCACCCCATGCCGACGATGCGGTTGATGAAGGTCATATCGATGGCGTCCAGGGCAGTGTCCAGATCCGCAATAGCAGACTTGATCAGCGTCTCCTGATCGACGGTGAAGTAGTACGGAGCCGCTTTCAGGTCGGCGCTGGTGAAAAAGTCGTGGTCCTGATTGATGGTGTTCTTGTTGGCGATGAACCCGCGCAAGTGAGTGCCCACCAGGGCGTTCACCTCGTCGGCATTGCGTGGCTGCGTTCCGACAGTTGCGGGCGGGGACGGTTCGACGGGGAGAGTCATGCTTGCTCCTTTACTGGCTACCTCTGGTTCGGACGAAAAAGGCCATGATGCGGATGGGGTTGCTCAGCAGGTTTTGGGCGACGATGTTGTAGCTGCCGTCCAGATAAACATTGATCTTGCTCGGCGTGTCCTTGGTGGCGGAGTAGTACGCCAGAGGCGCGGACTGGTTCACCAGCACGAGCACTGCGCCACCACTCAGGTACATCGCTACGCCGCCGACCGCGATGGTGTCCGAGATCAGCAGCATGCCGCTGAAGCTGTTGCCCGGCCACAGGATGGCAACTCCGCCGACGGCAACATTGACCCCACTGGTGGTACTGCCACGCGAGATGTCGAGGGTGCCGATGTTGCCGTCACCGACGTTCACCGGGCCGACGAGCTGGCTGGTGCCGTCGTTCCAGATGCCGACGTTGGACGTGGCGGCTCCGGACTGCGCCGCAACATAGACACCGCGCGCCTGACCCACGCCGCTCACGCCCATGTTGGCGACGTACAGGCCGTAGGCGTTGGTCACGGTCGTGCCCGCGCCCAGGCCCGGCGCACCAATGTTGACGCCGAGCAGGTTGCTCAGTGTGTGCGTGCCCACCGCCGTATTGGGGTGGATCTCCAGTACTGCACCCTGGCTGGTGCAGTCGGTCCCGAACACGGGAGCGTCGTAGACGCCCCACTGGTTGACGCCGCCGCTGAGCGCCATCTGGAAGTTGAAGCCGACTGAGGACGATCCAGCGAGGCCGAGTCCAATGCCGCTCATGAACGTGCTGGTGCTCGCGACGCTGAGACTGCGGCCGAGGAACAGGTCGCGCGGCCTGGTCGCGCCGCTCGCGCCAATGTCGTAGCTGTTGTCCGCGCCTGTGATGAAGTTGCCGCTAGCGTCGATGATCCAGCGATTGGTGCCGACGGTGCGCAGACGTAGCTGCGTCGAGCCAGCCGTCGGCCCGACGGTGATGTCGCCCGAAGACGCGGTGAAGACGTTCGAGAAAACGCTGCTGCCGGCGTAGATATTGCGCGGGCGCGTCGCACCTGAGGCACCAATGTCCAGCGTGTTGTCTGTCGAGAACAGCAGGTTGCCAGTCAGCGTGCCGCCGGTGAGCAGCAAGTACCTCGCGTCAGCGGTCGTCTGCGAAAACGGCGTCGCCCAGGTCAGGTTGTAGTTGGTAGCGTCAACCTTTGAGAGCACCTGGCCGGCAGTGCCGCCAGTCGGCACCGCTCCTGGGCCAATGAACGACGTCCCGGCGTAGATGCTGCGCGGACGGTTCGCGCCGCTGGCGCCGATGTCGTAGACGTTGTCCACAAAGGTGGTCAGGTGTCCAGCCGTGCTGAGACTCCAGCGGTTGGTGCCCGCCGCCTGGAAGTTCAGGCCACTGGTGCCCGCGAGCGCCAGGATTGACGGGCTGACCACCATCGGCGTGTTGACGCTGGTCCCGATATAGAGCGTGCGCGGGCGCGTAGCCCCGCTCAGGCCAATGTCGTAGGCGTTGTCACTAACGGCGGTGAAGTTGCCCGCGCTATCAATCGTCCAGCGATTGTTTCCACCAGCACCTAACCGCAACGGCTGTCCAGAACCTGCACGGATCGTGAGGTCGTAGGCCGCCGCGATCGTGTCCGGCAGCACGTTCAATTGGCCCGTGTCACCGACGCGGATATTGGAGTAGACGTAGACCTGATACGGGCGCAGGTCCGAACTGGTGCCGATGTTCCAGTCGCCGTCCGGGCTGAACGTGAGATCCTGCGTCAACGGCATGGTGATGCCGCCGCCGCTCGGCGTGCCCCAGGCGTAGTCATAGTCGGCGTTGGACGCCTTGAGCAGATGCTGGCCGGTCAAGCCACCGGTGGGCACGCCTGCGCCCTGTGGCCCTGTCGGCCCGGTCAGCCCCTGCGGACCCTGAGGCCCAGGCGAGCCGTTGATGCCTGCTGGTCCCTGCGGACCCGTTGCACCCGTCGCGCCAGCCGGACCCATCGGACCGGCGATACCCTCCTGCCCGTTGGTGCCCGCTGGCCCCACGGGTCCCATCGGACCGGGCGGGCCTGGAGGTCCTGGCGGCCCTTGCGCCCAGGTCGGTGGCAGCGGCTGGTTGCTGACCGGGTTCCAGTTGACGCGCGGCTCGGTGTTGTCGCGCGTGGTCACAGGGCGGCGCTGCTCCCCTGGAGTGGCAGCGTCACGACCTCGCTGAAAGCGACGTCAGGCTGCCCCTGTGTGGCCATCGGCCCCCAGATGGTGCTCTGGCGCGTGAACTCGCGCGCGGCCATCTCCTGCGTCGCCTGGAGGCTGCCTGCGGCTGCTGCGAAGAGGTGGCTCGGGAACAGATGCCAGGCCTCGATGTGGCCCGCACTCGCGGCGTAGTCGAGGTCCACGTCGAGCGTGTCGTCATCGTTGGTCGGGCCGTCCAGGCTGTCGGCTGAGTTGACCCAGGACCAGGCTGGACGCATCGCCGTGACCCACACGTTGGCAGGCGCGGTGTTGCCGCTGGTGCCGCGCAGCAGCACGTGGCCCTGCTGCATGACGGCCTCGAACGGCGCATCAGCGTAGGGGCTGTACCAGCCGTACTGGACGCGCTGCACCTGATTCGGGCTGGTGATCCAGGGCGCCTGGTAGGTCAGGTCGATGTCCCCTGCGGGGGAGGTGATGAGCGCCTGGATGACATCCGACAGGAAGCAACGCCGCAGCCCGGCCAGGACCACCTGGCGAAGCTCTTGCTCGGGGTGGAGGTGGGTGAAATCGGCAAGCTCGCTCGGCGCCATCGGCGAGTACCAGTTGCGGTCGATGACCACACGGCCCGCCGAGGCGTCGAAGCTCTGCACCATGCGCGTGCGGTCCTGCGAGTTGTATGCAGTAGAGGTCCCGTCGGACAGCACGCCACGGCGCAGCAGCCACAGGTTCTCTGGCCCGCCCAGGACGGCCGACGTTCTCAGTGCCGGCATGTACGCCGAGATCGTGGTCGAGGTGGTTGGGACAGAAGAATCCTGGGCAGCCTGGAAGAAGGGACCCGTCCGGCGAGCCACTTCTTGCTCCAGCCTGGCGAGGGTGATCATCAGGCAGTCCTGAAGGTCAGATCCGGGGTCATGGTGGTGTAGCTGCCAAAGGTCACCGAGACGCGGTAGTGGTAGAGCGTGCCCGTCGTCAGGCCAGTGAGCGCGGCCACGACTGGCCCCGAGCCTGAAGCGGGCGAGCCAGCCAGCGACGAGCCGTATGCGCTGCTGGTGCCGTAGTCCACCTTCATGCCCGTGCAGGGCTGATCCACGATCCAGTTGACGCTCGCCGTGGTGGTGCCGATCGGCGCCACGGAGATGCCACGGATGCGCGCCCCCCGCAGTGACGCCTTACCGTCGTTGATGAGCGCCGCCACGTACGCCTCGTCGGTGATATTGGCGACGTGACCCGCGCCATGGATAGTGGTCGGCGCCACCGAGTCGGGCGCGGGCGCCAGGAACACGATGTCCGACATCAGGCAGCCTCTGGAGGTGGGGCCTTGAGGACTTCCGCTGGCGGCGTGCTGTCGATGATCTCGGCCTTGCCCTCCAACAGCAGCGACTTGATGTAGTCGTAGTCGGTTTCATCGAAATCGGTTTCATGCTGCGGGCCGTAGACGATGCCCTCCTGCCCAGGGCGCGGATCTGCCGCAGCGGCCAGAAAACGGAGACGCGCCATCACTTCTTGCTCTTGGGCGTCGGCGTGGTGCTGGTAGTGGCCTCGCGCCCCGTGACATCGCTGTAGTGACCTGGCTGCTTGGCCTGCTCCTCCTCCACGGCGATGTCCGCGACCTTGCCGTCGGCGCGCCAGTCTTTGAAGACCTCGTCGTCCACGTCTACCTCGGTGCCTGCTGCGAACTGCTCCCCGGTCTTGGGGTGCGTCAGCGGCACCAGGGTCCTGACCTTGGCCATTTACTTCTTTCCCTTCTTGCCTCCGGACCGACGCGCCTCGTCCAGGGCGATAGCGACCGCTTGTTTCTGCGGTCGCCCACTGGCCTTGAGTTCCTTGATGTTCTCGGAGATCGTCTTCTGGCTGGACCCCTTCTTGAGAGGCATCAGCCTCAGCCTTCACCGCCGGTGCTGGCCTTCTGCTGCACGGCGAAGAACGGGTAGCGGCTCGCCTTGGTCGGCTGCTGGCGGTTGACGGGGTTCGGGATCGCCCAGGCGAAGCGGGCCACGACGCGGAGCGCCACCATGTCCTGCTGCATCAGGTTGTACTGAATAACGGGCGGCGAGCCGTTGTCGGTGATGACGCCCGTGTCGAACATCTCCATGCTGATGTCCTCGCGAACGGCGAGCATCGACTGGTCCCATTGGCCGCCGATCATGCTGTAGCCGCTGGCGCCGGTGTTGAAGCTGGTCAGGCCCGCATTGGAGAAAACGATCGGCTCACCGTAGAGCGACCCGACGTTGGGCGAGTCGTTCGGCGCCGTCTCGGGGTAGTAGATGAAGCCCTTGGTGGTGTCGCGCATGCCGCGCAGTTTGGCCTTGACCTGACGCCGCGCCCAAAAGCCGGTCACGTCGAAGCCGTCAGCCTCCACCAGGGCCATCGCGCTGTTGACGTCATCGAGGAAGTCCACGGTGCTGGTGCCCGCGATGACGAGGTTGCCCGCGCTGTTGGCGCTCGTGACGATCGCTGGCGGGAACGTAGACGGCGCGTTGGTGCCGAAGAAAATCGCGTCGTCCAGGGCAACGCCGAAGGCCTCGGTGATCTTGGGCTTGGTCTGCGCCCAGAAGTCGTAGTCCATGTCGTCCAGCAGATTCTTTGCGATCGGGACGATCACGGCCATTTCTTCGGCGTTGAGGTAGACGTTGTCCCACAGGAGCGAGGTCGTCTGCTTCATGCCGATGTCACGCGCGTCGAGCGAGGCGCCGGTGATCCAGTACGCCACAGGCAACTGCGACATGACCGGGATGCGCTGCTGAGCACGCTTCATGCGTACATGAGGCATGAGTTGCAGTGCGGCCGACTTCACCTCGATCGACTGGACGATGTCACGCTGCACGTCCTCAGGAATCAGCGGCCCCGAACCTGGGGTCGCACGGGTGGCGATGCTGTTGTACGGAATGAGAGTGGCCCTCTAGCGAACGGGGCCGACTCTCGCGATTAGCTCAGCGCTCGGTCAGCCCGCACTGTTGTGTCGCGCGCCACCCACCGCATAGAAGTCGCGGAGGATATTGGCGACCTTCTTGTCAGCCGAGGAAGGACCTGTGGCGGGCAAAAGCTCCGGCTCTACGGCCATGCCTCTGCTTTCGGCGAGAACCTGCTTGCGGAACGCCTGGTTGCGTCGCAGCTTGGCCTCAGCCGCTCTTTCGCCTTCTGCCTTCCAGTGTCTTTCGAGCGCCTTCAGCGCTTCCCCCACAACCAACTTCCGTCCGTCGAGGCCTACACCCGCGCCCTCGATCGCCATGATGCGCTGACGTTCAGCGAGTGGCAGCGCTTCCATAACGGGGTCGATCGAAGCTCGATCGTGCTGAGAACTCACACCCGCGAAAAGTTCGGAAACGCTCGCGGCCTGCTGCTGCTGAGTTTCTGCCTCGCGTTCCTGCTCGGCGTACGCCCAGGGGTCCTCATCGCGCAGACGGCGCCTCTCAGCGGCCCTCTGCTCGGCTGCACGCTTCGCCTCTCGGCGGTCAGTCTCAGCCTGAACCCGACGGTCTAACTCCTCCTGGGTCAGTGACACTCGCTGCGACGCGCCGCTGCCTGGTTTGCCTGACTCCCCGTCCTCGCCGGTGGCCTCCGTGGCGGTCCGCTTGTTGAGCAAGCGATCCCACCAGTGTGAAGACTCCTTGGGTGACTCGTCGGAAGTCTGCTCCGGAGCCGCTACATCGGACGACGCTACGTCCTCTGAAGGGGTGTTTGGTTGTTCGTCGGCCATTATTGCGTTCTCCTATGCGTACTGCAACGTCGGCTGCGGCGAGGCGAAGCTCGACAAGCCACCCATCACTCGGGATCTCCACGCCTCGATCGACTCGTTCGGCTGCGGCTGCATCTGCGGCGGCAGCGCCGGCGAGGTGTCGCCCGCGACTGGCCCGGTGGCCGGCTGACCGACAGCGCTCGGGTTGCGCGCCTGGAAGCCGGGGTCGTACATGCCTGGCGGTCGCTGCTGCGGCATGGCCGAGGCCTGGACCTGCTGCTCAGCCTGGTCGGAGCGGATGCGGCCGAAAAGCTTGTCCCAGAACTCCTGCGGCATGCCGCCAGGCGTCGCTGCCGGCTGAGCGGGCGCCTGGGCCGTCGCGGGTGCGGCCATGTTTTGCATCGCCGGCGTCTGACCACCCGTGTTCGGCATCGGCTGAGGGGTAGGGGTGGCACCGCCAGTAAACGGCATGGGTTGGGCGACCGTCACCCCAGGCGCGGTGTACGGATTGCGCGTCAGGGCGTCGATGTTGACCGGCGCCGCGCCCGTGCCGAGGTTGTCAGGGGTGAGGTACTTCTGCGCGGCGGCGATCGCCTGCTGCTGGAGGGCGATCGGGTTGGGACCCTTCCAGCCAAGCTGATCCATGTTGGACGGCACCCGTCCAGCGGCGATGTCCTTGGCCGCCGCCTGGATCGCGGCGGGGTCGCCCATCGGCTTGGCCGCGACCAGGGCGTTGAAGGCGTTGGTGGTCTGGGTGCCAGCGGCGTTAGCGGCGGTGGCCGCCGAGGTCCGCATCGTCGCCAGGTCCTTGCCCCGCGCGAAGGCAGCCTCGTCCTGGGCGGCTTTGAGCGCGTCGGTCTGCGGCGCGACCTGCTGGCCGTACCACGTATTGAACTCTTGGAGTGCATCGTCGGCGGTGAACTGCTTGCCGTTGACCATCTGGCCGACTTTGGACTGGACCTGCTGCGACTTTTGCGTCATCAGGCTGTTGATCTGCCCGACGCGCGCGGCGATCTCAGCCTGCGTCTTCGGCTGGTACGCCAGGTCCATCTGGTTCTGCGTCACCTCGCCGGTGAGCGGGTTGCGCTGCGTAATGACCGGCGTGCCGCCGACGGTGCCCTGCAGGGTTGGCTGCCCCGCGATCGTTCTGCTCTGCGCGGCGGTCTTGTTGGCCTCCTCGGTGCCCGCCAGCGTGGCCTTCGCCTGGGCCTCGACGGTCGGGAACAGCTTTGCCTGCTGCTCGGTGGTCTGCGTCGTCGCGGCCGTGGTGGCCTTGGTGCCTTCGGTGGTGGCTTGCGCGGAACCAGTCTGGGCGCCGATCAGCCCGACCTGCGCCTGCGACTGGAGGATGTTCTGGTTAGCGACCCTGTCGTCGGTGGCCTGTTTCGCATCGGCGGCCTTCTGTGTGCGGTTGAACTCGGTGATGCGCTGCGCGAGTTGGTCCTGGCCGAGCTTGTCCGCCGCCGCCTGGTGCTGGATGGTGGCGACCTCGGCGTCGGTGCCGTAGATACCCGTGGTCGCCTCGTTGCGCTGCCGCGCGTTGCGCTCGCCCTCGGCGACCTGGCGGTCCACCGCCTTTTTGATCTCCTCGTCCTGATTGGGCGCGTTCTCGGGGACGATGAGGTGGTAGCCACCGTTCAGGTTGTTCGGGTCGTTGGGGTAGTACGCGCCCTTGCCCGTGATCTTGACCACGAGGTCCGACGGCTTGTCCACGTTGGTGGGACTGGTCTTGGGCAGATCGGATGGGTCCCAGGTCGCGTTGCCGTTGGCGTCGGTGCCCTTGGTGATCGTCACCGGAATGGCGGCACCCGGTCGCGACGGGTCCTGCACGCTGATCTGGTACTCACCGATGTCGATGGGCACGGTCGCGCCGCCCAGGCCGGTGCCCATCTTGGGCTGCGAGACAGCGACGTTGCCGACGATGGTGCCGTTGGGGTAGCCGAGCTTGGCCAGCAGCGCCTGGACCTCTTGCGGGGTCAGGTTGACGTTGGCGGGGCGCGAGGCGGACGTGCCGCCACCGCCTGGGGCTACGACTGGAGTGGGATCGTCGGCCATAACACCTCCTTATGCGACGTACGCCTGCGTCGCTTGCTTGGTCTTCTGCTGATCGGCACGCTGCTGCAATTCGGCCTGGCTGAGTCCGCGCAGGATATCGCCACTGCCAGCCTCTCGGGCACTGGAGACGATGTTGCGCATCACCTCGCGCTGCTGGTCCCGCGTGAGCTTCGCATAGTCCGGGTTGGTCATCATTTCATTGACCATCTTGTTGACGTAGTAGCCGGTCTGCTGCTGGATCTGGCGCTGCTCCAGGGGCGTGAGCGCCAGGTTGCGGTACGAATCCGGCTGCGCACTGATGCCCGCGCCCACGCGGTGGAGTTCGGCGAGCGCCTTGTTCTGGTCCTCGATGGAGTACGGCAGCGGAGAGGCGAAGGTGCCGATGCCGGTCTGCGTCGGCTTGACGGTGCGACCCAGGGCGTCGAGCTTCGGCTGCACCATGCCTGAGAGGCCTGGGTAGACCGCTGCCATGGCTTCCAGGGCGTTGTTGGGGTCACGATTGGCCACACCCCCCGCACGCTGGATCTGGCGCCCCAGTGCCCCGTAGGGCATGAACCCGGAGGCGGTGGACTCCAGCAGGGCTTCAGCCTTGTGCTGCGGGTCGTTGGCGGCGTCCATGATGTTCTGGACCTGCTGGAGCATGGTCTGATCCACCAGATACGAGCCGGGGCCGCTGATGAGCGCGGAGACGGCCTTGCCTGGATCGGTGATGTCGCCCCGCTTGGCGTGATCCACCATGCTGGAGGCGATCGCCAGCGGCACACCCACACCACCAAGCTGGCTGAAGCGGATGTAGCTCGGGCCGTCAGGGCCATCCACCTTGAACGACCAGGGCGACCAGCCGGCGGGCAGGGTGCTGCGCTCCGACGGGTTGTCGGGGTAGCCGGCCGTCAGGTGCCCGTCAGCGGCGAGCTTCAGCCCGAGGGCCATGATGCCGGTGCCGATCACCGCTCGCGCGGCGCGCTCGGTGGCCAGGCTGGTGTCGCCGTTCTTGGCGGCGGCGATCACCCCGAGTAGCCCGGCGGGCGTCATGCCCAGGCCCTGGGCGGCGACGTTGTACGGCGTGCGTACGAACGGCAGCAGGATCGAGCGAACGGCACTCACGGCGCCTTGCTTGCCACCCGCCAGCGGGATGTCGGAGCGGTGCTCCTGAAACACCACCTTGCGCGCCTGCTTGTCGGCCATGTCCATCAGTTCTGGGAACTCGTCTAGATTGCCCATGATCTGGTGCGCGCGCTCGGCCACGGCGTCCGCACCGGCGTAGCCCTCTTTGATCGCCTGCCGCGTGGCAAGCTGGCGAGCGTACGCTCCGCGCGCGCTGCCACGGAAGAGCGCGTCACCGGCCTCCAGCAAGCGCAGCGGCGCTTCGGCTGCCACGTTGACGCCGGTGCTGACGCCCGAGGGCAGCGCCTGACCGAGACGCGTCTGCTGGAAGTTGAAGCCTGGGTGGACGTTTTCGATGTTCTTGCCCACGTCCGCCGGGTTGACGCCCGTGCGCAGGATCTCGGCGGCGTCGTGACGACCAGAGTCAAAGCCATCGAGCGCCCCGCGCAGCATCGGCCCCCACTCCGACAGGTAGCGCGTCCGCTCACCGCCGGTGATGCCCGCGCGCGCGGCGTCGATCGCCGTGGCCACCGGGTGGACCCCACCGATCTGGATGCCCAGGTTGGCCGCGTTGCTGAGCGCCTGGGCGGTGTGGGTGGTGGAGGCTGAGAGCATGCCCGCGTAGCGGAGGATCTGCACACGATCCCACCAGTTGGTTTTAGACAGGCCGCGCAGGAAGTTGGCCGCCTGCGCCTGATCACCGCTGGCCATGACGTGCAGAAACTGCTGGAGGACCCTGTCGTTCGCCTTGCGTCCGCCCATGCGCTCCAGAATCTTGCCGGCTGCCTGGGTCTGGAGTTCGCGTCCGCGCAACTGGCGGTCGAAGGCCTTCTCCTGGCGCCGACCGGCGGCGTCGGCCTCCTGGCGGTACATCTTCTCGATGTTGCGCAGGTACTGACCCTGGCCTTTCAGGTCCGTCTGGCGCGACAGGTTCTCGTAGCGCTTGTCGGCGCGGTAACCCATGTCCTGCCACGTCTCGCGGCTGCGCTGGAAGTGCTTCTTCTCGGCGTCGAGTTCCTTGTTGAGCGAGTCCAGCAAGTGACGCGCGGCCTGCTCCGCATTCGGCGGTTCCTTGTTGGCCAGCGCTTCGGCGCGCGCGGCGGCACGCTCTTCCCGTGCGGCCTGCTCCCGCAGGAAGACCTCGTCCTTTTCGCTCAAGGACATCGACTTGTAGCGACCGAGCGAGTCGTACGCCTTGCTGATCTGGTCCGCCAGCGTGGCGGCTTTGCCTCGATCCGGCACCTGGCGCGCGACGTTGACCGCTTGCTGGCGCTCGGCGTGCAGGTCCGTCACGGCATCGCCCACGGCTTTGCTGCGCGCGGCGCGCGAGGTGGACCTGGCCAGGTCGGCAGCGGCGGCCGTGGCCTCGTTGCCGCCGGTGATGCTGCGCGCAAGCTCGCGCGTCATGTTCGTCTTCAGGGAATTGAGCGCCCGGCCAGCGGTGGCATCCGCGCCGCGCCCCACCAGTTGCAGGCGGCTGGCGTCGTTGATCTGGCCGAGCAGCGCGACCTTGTCGGAGTCGTTCATGGCGCCGACACCGCCCTTGTCCAAGATCTCCCGCGCGGAGTTCTGGAGCCCGCTCTTGGAGTCCACCACCGCCGCGTGCAGCGACACCAGTTCCGCGTCGTTGAAGGCCTGGCCGACCTTGGACTTGAGAAAGTCGTCTTTGGTCATGCCGAGCGCCGGAGCCAGTTCGTTCACTAACTGGTCGCGCGTGCGCACGCCCTGGCGGTACTGGTCGATGAGGTGACCGTTGTCCTCGGCGAAGCGCTGCAAGCTGGCCTGGATGTCGGGCGAGCCGACGGCCATGTGCATCAGGTTCGGCATGCGCGCCAGGGTTTCGGCAGACGGCGGGTTCAGGTTCTCGGCGCCCATGAGACTGCGCGTGATCTCACTCACCGGCTGGCCTGCGCCAGGCGAGAAGCGGGGGATGTCGCTCCTGGCCACCGTGGAGAGCAGGTTGCCGCCGGGGCTGACGATCTGCACCGGATCGCTGCTCAGCTTGTTGGGGATGATGAGCGAGCTTTCGAGATCGGTGGGCTTGCTGGCGAGCTTGCCGTTGGCCTCCACAATCGGCGTGCCGTCGCGGCCGAGCATGTTGCCCGCCTTGTCGATGAGGCCAGGGATGCCGCCCAGGGCCGCGTTCACATCCGCCTGGCCCGCCTGACGCGTGCGCAACACGGCCTGCACGTCCGGGTTGGAGAGCACATCAGCCGCGCCGCGTACTCCAGCTACCGCGCCGGTGCCTGCGGCGTGGATGCCCGCGCCGAGCAGTGCCCCACCCGCCGCCTGCTCCAGCACGCTGCCAGGCGTAGCGCCCGGTTCCTCCACACCCCCCAGGCCGCCGAGCAGTGCACCCTGCACCGCCTGATTGGCAGCCCCCGCCCCCAGTCGGCCGAGTGCGCCCTGGCCGAGACGGCTAGCGACGATGTCCTCCGCTGCGCCGCCCACCCGTCCGGCGGGTCCCATGGCGATCAGGTTGAGCGGATCGGTGGCGATGTCGGCCGCCAGGTTGATCCCGCCGCCCACGACCGGCACGTCGCGCAGCGGGTTGGCTGCCTCGATGTCCTTGCGCCGCAGTGCTTCGATGCGCTGCACACCCTGGAGCGTGGCCTGGGCCACTTCGAGCGGGTCGAGGTCCTGGCCAGCCTCCATGCGGCCGAGGGGCGTGCTCGGGTCGATCGGGCCGCTCACCTCGGTCGGCGTGGACGGCAGTCCGCGATCGGCGAGCGCGGTACGCAGGTTCTGGTTCTCGGGGTTGCGCAGCGAGCCCGGTCCCTGCAGGACGTTGGTGTTGTAGTCGTCCAGGGCGCTGGAGGCCTTCTGGCGCAAGTCGTCCAGCACCGGCGTCTGGGCCGACGGGTACTGCTTGCTCAGATCCGTCGGCGCGGACGGGCTAGCGCCCAGGGCGGCCGAGGTGAGGTTGCCGTAGATGTCGGTGAGCGCGTCCTGAGCACCACGGCCAGCACCGCTCAGGCGGCTGGTGAGCGAATCCTTGGCCTGGCCCAGGCTGTCGAGGATGCTGCCGGGCTCGTAGCCTTCCGCCTGGCTGGTGGACTGCGCGATCGCCTGCGGTCCCATGGTCATGGTTTGCGGCTGTTGCTGGCCGCGCTGCCCGGCGAGCGCGTTCTGGAGCATCGACACCGCGTCGTAGTCGCCGCCGGTGCCGCCGTACTTGTCGGCGCCGAGCTTGATGTCCGGACCGATGCCCAGGTGGAGGTGGGTGCCGGTGCCCTTGGCGTCACCCGTGTCCCCCACGGGCATGAGAAAGGTGCCTGGACCAATCACGTCGCCGACCTTGACCGAGGGCGCCTGGTCGCCGTGGGCGTAGTAGTACTGCAGGCCGTCGTTGCCCTGGATCAGGACGCTGTTGCCGCCGACGCTGTTGTAGCCGGACTCCACAACCTTGCCGCCCTGCATCGCCATCACCGGCGTGCCGCGCGGCGCGAACAGATCCGAGCCGCCCTTGACCGAGCCCCAGTGATCCTGCACGGCGCCCTTCCAGTCCGGCAGCGGGAACACGCTGCCGGCCAGATCCTGCGCCTTGCTGACCACGGCGTTGCCGGCCTTCTGCCAGATGGGCTGGTCGCTGCCGCCTATCTCGTTATATGCAGCCGCGTAGTTCCGACGTGCGGCCGAGTTCGGATTGTCGAATTGATACGGGCGCTCAGCCTGCGCCGCGACCCAGGACGCCTTCTCGGCGCCGCTCAGGTTGCCAGGCGCGCTGGCGTACGCCTTGGCGTAGATCGGCACGATCTTGGACGCCTGAAACTCGGCACCGGCGTCGCCGAGCAACTGCTCCTCGGGGATGCCCGCGCCCATACCACCCATGTCGAACTGGAACAGCCCGCGCGCGCCCTTGCCGCTGCCCATCGCAAAGCCGTTCTGCACGCGGTTGGGGTCCCACCCCGACTCAGCCTTGGAACCGGCAGCCACGGTGCGGATGAAGTCGGGATCATTCGCCAGGTTCGGGTCCGGGGTGTTCTTGGCGATCAGCGTCGCGAGCCAGTCAGGGACCCCCGACACACTGGAGGCCCCCGACGGCCCGAGCGTCCCGCCAGACGTTGCGGCGCTACTGGTGGGGACGGGTTCTGGTGGCGGCGCGGTCAGCGTCGAGGCGAACTGCTGGATGTTCGCACCGGCCGCGCTGGCAGCGCCCAGGGCACTCCCGACCGCATCGTCGGCACGCGAATTGAAGTTAGAGGCGAATTGCTGAACGTTTCCACCCGCCGCTGCAACCTGCCCCAACATACTGCCAATCCAGTCGTCGCTACCGGTCGCTCGGGAGGGAGTGGCCGCTGGTGATGGGATTGGTGTTGGTGTTGGTGTTGGGGCAGGCGGCGCGGGCGCGGGCGCCGGGGCCGGCAAGGGGGCCTGGTCCTGGCTGCCCTGATCGAACGGCGCAGCCTGCGCAGTGTCCGGCAGTGCCTGGTCAGGCGTCGGGGGTGCGGCCGTGGTGAGCGGGGCTGGCGCCGGCTCAGGCTCCGGAGGAGGTAAGGGTGCCGGAGCCGGCGTCGGTTCGGGTGGCGGCGGCGCCGGGGTCGGCTCCGGTGGAGGTGGTGTCGGTGCCGGAGGTGGAGGCTCCGGGTGCGCCCCTACCAGGCTCTGGAGGTCGCTGATCTTTTCCTGCAGCATCTGACCGACTCCAAAGGAGTCGATCTTGGTCTTCAGGTCTTGCTGCAGCTTCTCCTGCTGGTATTGGTCCCAGTCGGTCTGGTCGATGTCCGGCAGCATCGTCACTCGGCAGGCACCTCCCTATGGCTCGCCAGGCGGAAGGTGACGCGACGTGCGCAGAAGGGGCAATACGTGGGCGTGATCTCATCCGGAGGTTCGGCACACATCACGCCGAATCTCCCCCGGCAGTCGCCGCAGTTCGCCTGGTAGACGAGGATGCCTTTCGGGAGACTGAAGGCGACGGCTGTCACTGGAGTCGCCAGGTCCCCGCCGTGGCGTTGTTGGTGCCGTACTTCGGCAAGCTCTGCTGGCGCAGCGCCTCAACGTCGCCCTTGTCCCACCCGTTGGCCTCGTACATGCCGAAGAGCATCTGCTGCTGCGACGGCGCCATGTTGTTCCAGGCCTGGTTGCTGATCTGGTTGGGGGCGGGCAGGTTGTACTGCTGCTGCGGGCCGCCGTACATGTTGGTGCCGTTGCCGGTGGCCTGCACCGACTGCGCGCTCATCTGGTCGCCGCTCATGCCCGTGTTGCCACCGTTGGGCAGCGCCGCGTTGCGGTAGCCGCCCGAGGCGAGCATCTGATTCTGGTACTGCTGGTTGCCCGAGGCGAGCATCTGGTTCTGCTGGTTGTTGGGTGGGTAGTAGCCGCCCTGTTGCTGCGCGTAGCCCTGGCCGCCAGCCATCTGCTGCTGCATGGTGCTCAGGTCCGCCGCCTGCGGCGCCACACCGCTGGTCGCTCCACCGCCAGGGATGTACTGACCCATGGCTGCGGAGTACAGGTCGCGCATGCCCTGCGGCGTGGAGCCCAGGACCTGCTGGTACTTGGCCCAGTCGGCAGGTCCGCGCAAGCTGGCCAACTGCTGCAGGTAGGCCAGCGTGTTCTGCTGGACGTTCTGGCCCTGCTGCGCCTGGAAGGCCTTCTGCCAGTTCTGCTGCGCGATGTCAGCCTGCGACTGCGAGAAGCCCTGTTGCCAGTACTGCTGCTGCGCGCCGAGGGTTTGCTGGCCCTCGGTCGGCATGCCATAGCCGCCGTACATCGCCTGCATCGCCATCGTCGCCGCGTTCTGCCCCGGTACGGCGTTGGTGCCATACAACTGCTGCGTCTGGAGTGAGGCGGTGCCGCCGTTGCCGTTCTGACCGGGCTGAGCGAGGCGCTGGTACGTGGCGGTGTCCACGTTGCGCATCATGTCCGGGTTGTTGACCATGTCCCAGTTGCCACCCGCGCGCAGGAAGTCGCCCTGGTCGCCGAACATGCGCATCTGGCCGTTGGATTGGATCTGGCCGATGGCGTTGGTGCTCGGGTCGCGGATGAAGGTGCCCGGCGCGTACGTCATCTGCGACGGGTCGTAGTACACACCCGTGACGCCGGCCTGATTCAGGCCGTAGTTCTGCATGTTCTGCTGCGCTTCCATGGTCGGCGTGCCAGGCGAGACACCTGAGAGGCCACCGGGGTAGTACTGGCCGAAAGCGCCGGTGGTGTACTGCAGGTTGGGGAACGTCGCCTGCCCGCCCACGGTGCCGTAGCCCACGCTCGGACCGAAGTAGCCGCTGAGTTGGGCGGTGCTGAGCGCGTTCTGGAACGGGATGTTGGCGGCCTGGGCGTTGTAGTAGTTGCCCTGGGAACCGTAGTAGCCCGCCTGGGCGTTGCGCAGGTTGTTCTGGTTGGCGGCGTTGCCGTAGTCGATCGCCGACGGGTCGTAGTAGTTGTACGAGGGCAACCCGCTGGACTGGGCGAGCAGGTCGTTCAGCGTCATCTGGCCATTGGCGTCAGGCATCAGCGATTACTCCTCGGCGGGGGTGGCGGCACCATGGGCGGCGCGGGCGGGACCAGCACCGGCGGACCGGGCTGAACGGGACCGGCGCCGCGCACGCCTGGCCCACTTGGCAGCGACGGGATCGGTGGCGGGGGACCACCCGACGGCGGCGGCTGCGGCCACTGGTCCGGCACGGTGAGGTCCACCTCGGGCATCGGGATGCGCAGGTCCGGGTAGCGGTGGATGACAGCCTTGTAGACCTGGGTGAAGCCGGTGGTGCCCAGGCGCTGGAGTTCGGCCTGGCGGCCAGCCTCGTTGGGCGTGCCGTCCGGGTTGAACAGCCTGGTCCGATAGAACTCCAGCTTCTGCTCCTCGGTCACGTTGGCCGAAAACGGCGCCCTGGTCGGGGCGAACGCGAGCGCAATCTCCGTGGAGGTCTGGTCTATCCAGAGCGCCAGGTCGTTGGCGATCTCATCCAGCGGGTTCTGGGTGCCTGGCATGCCCTACCCTCCAGGCAGCGGCATGGCGCCGTGCGGCGGCTGCGGAACGACAGGTGTGCCGGGCACGCCACCCGGTGGCATGCCTCCACCGCCGCCTCCTGGGGGAGGTGGAGCGATGGGCAATCCCTGACCGGGCGAGGGCACGGGATTCGGGGGCATACCACCGGGGCCTGGCGCGGGCGGGGCGCCCGGCGTGCCGCCTGGCACACCCGTGGCTGCTGGACCGGGCATACCAGGCGGTGGCGCGCCGGGGACGGGCACCCCCGCCGCACTCATTCTCGCAGAGCGGATGGTGGCGATCTTCTGGAAGATGCTGTCCTTCAGTTCCTGCTGGACCTCCTGGCTATTCTTCAAGTCGTGCAGGAGCCAGGACTTTTCGACCTCATCGGGGTTGGCACCCGCCCGCTCCACGGCGTCTTCGTACGTGATGAGCTTGAGTTGCATCTTTTCGCCGATCGCGCGCGTCTCGATGATTTCGTTCGACGGAGTGGATGGAGCGAGCTTGCACTCGTAGCGGTGCACGCCCTTCAGGTCATCGGGTCCGACGCCAAGCCACGCGGCCTTGGTCTGACCCCCGATCTGCTTCTTGCCCTTTTTAGCTTCGACCTCGCCCCAGGCGTAGACCTTCTCGCCGATCCTGTGCTCGATCATCCAACTCTCGAAGCCGATGCGCTCGCCCAGGGCGACCTCGGCGTTGGAGACGATCGGGTCCCACCCGAGCCGCGCTAGATACGCCGCCTGGTTCAGCGCGTAGCCCGACTGATCGCTGGCGACCATGCCCTGCACGACGCTCGGCAGCGCCCACTCCAGCATCTTCTGGATGTTTTCGATGAGCTTGTCGCTATCCACGCCGGATCTCGGCTGGTCGATGGGCGCGACGTCGAACGGAAACAGCTTGCCTGGCTCGATGGTCTGCGCCTTGGTGTTAGCCTCGCGCGCGTCGATGCCGTACGGCATCGCCGGCAGCCCCGGCAGCACGCCCGGCGGCGTGGTTTTTTTGAAGGCCGGATAGCCGGTGATGTACGCCGCGTTGCCCTGCATCGTCAGCAAGCTGTCGAGCAGTGGGAACAGCCGCAGGAAGCCAAACAGGATGCTCAGCCCGGCGTGCTCGGGCAGGCGCGAGGCGGTGGTGATGCCCAGAGCGTGGAAGTAGGGACCCTTCAAGGTCTTGAGCAACGGATCGCCGTAGGAGTGCTTGAGCACGCGGCACAGGGTGCTCTTGCCCAAGCTACCGCTCTGGCCGCGATCGCGCTGGCCGGGACCGCTCAGCAGGATGACCTGATGCTGGTAGTCCCAGGCCTCGATGCAGCGGATGGTGCGCTCGCTTTTGCCACTCATCATGCGCGTCCACTCCGCGCGCGCAAGCTCCATAGCCTGCGGGTCCAGGCCGCTCCACGTTTCGGGAGCCACCACCTCGCCACGGGAGTTCAAGCCCGCTCCAAACCGCTCCAGGGCGTCCAGGTACGGCAGTTCCTTGATCTCCACGACGGAGGTGAAACCGTTCTCGTTCTTGGTGTAGTAGAAGGTTTCTGGAGGAACGTCGGTGCTGGCGATCGGATACGGCAGCGCCAGCTTCATGTTCTCCGTCTCATGGTCGTAGACCATGTCCTGGGCGTGCTGGTCGTACTCCTTGACGGTCTTGAGTTGCTGCTCCAGGGTCATGGCCTTGTCGCCGTACTCGCTCCAGGCGGTTCTGGCGCGCTCGACGGTCTTGATGATGCCCTCGCCCTTGACGGCCATGCTCCACATGAACAGCCGCAGCAGTTGGCGGCGCGCCTCCGTCTCCTGGCGCTTCCAGCTTGCCTCGAAGAAGTTCTCCCTGAGCGTGGAGTTCTGCTGGTAGATGTCGCCGAAGCCGACCGGCTTGAAGACGGTGCTCATCGGGTTGACGCTCAGCGCGGCGGTGACGGTGGTGGCGATGTGCAGCGCCAGGGGCGAGCGCACCTCGACGGCGGTCTTGCGGTAGGCGTCGGGGATCTCCACCGGAAGCTCGCCGAACAGCACCGCGTCGATGTCGCGGTAGAGCGCGTCCCGGTCCTTGAACTGGTGCTTGAGGTCCTGGGCAAGCTCCATGGTGGCCCGCTCCATGGCGTCCTCGGTGTTGGCGCCTGGGAACCAGTTCGGCGGCGGCGCGGTGACCATGCTCATGCGCGTTGCTCCGTAACCCACACGCTAGAGGTGGCGTTGGGCGAGAACTGACAACCTGCCAGGCTGGCGTACATCCACAGGCTGATGTGGTGCGGCCCAGGTGGGGGAGGGTTGGGCTGATACACGACGCCACTCAGCGGGCACTGGTAGTTGGTGTTCGGGACGTTGACCACGCTAACGGAAGCCCACTGAAGGGTGCCGTCGTAGCCCAGACCGATGTAGATGGACGCACCAGCGGGGCCGTACACAATGGTGCTCCACTCGATGCGCCACGGATACGCCCCGGTGGTGGTGAAGTTAGCGGTGACGTTGGACTCATACCACTGGTTGATGGTCGGCGGCGCCCAACTGCTGCCCTGGAACCAGTAGCCGAGCAAGGACTGCGCCGACCCGGCGGGCATCGTGACCTTGCCGCCCTGAGGCACGAGGTTGATGTTCCTGGCGTTGATGCTGAAGTCCAGCCAGGCGTACTTCTCGCGATCGAAGGACTGGATGCCGCTGCCCACGTCGGTGTTGTGCAGCAACTCCATGCCCTGGCCGCCGCCTGGACTCGGGCCGTTGCCCTGGGTCGCGCCGGGGTAGAGCAGCGGCCCACGGATGCGCATCGAGGTGGCTTCCTGCAAGCCCTTGTGGGTGCGCAGCCCGGTGCTGAGCGTGGTGTTGCCGCTCTCGGTTTCGCGGTAGGCAACGGCGGATTGCGTCAACCCACCACACCCTCACACTTCATCCCCACTGGAGAGTCCCGATCTCCTGGCTTGGCTCGGGCGCGCTCTCAACGCTCATGGCGTACCTGAGCGCGTCGGGGGCGTGGTCCTCGGTCTTGGTGCCGTGCAGCTTGTCGGCCACGTCCTCGGGATCGAGCGGGTCGTGCACCATGGCTGGCAGGGTGCGCACGAGGTTGGGGGCGCGGCCCTCGAAGATGCGCAGGCGGGGCACTGAGGGCGCGTGGCCCAGGGCGACGCCGTCATCCCAGGCCAACGCGCGACGGAGTGTGGCCCATCCGGTACGGCGGTTGTTGTGACCCGGCACCACCGGCCAGACGCCGTGGTCAGCGTACACCTGGGCGATCGAGGGCCGATTGGACTCCGTCCGCGCGTTGAACATCGACGGGTCGAGCACCCTGGCAACGATGTTTTCGTCCTGGGACACCTCGCAGATGATGTCCGCCTGCTCCTCGTCCCGCAGCCCCGCGCCGTACCGCTCGCGGTAGACGTAGATGGGACGGCTGCCCTCGGGGTCCCTGGCCAACCACAGGGCGCACCAGGGCGCCTGGTAGCCGTAGTCCACGGCGATCCACCTGGGCCAGTGGTCGGGGATCTCGAACGGCTCGACTATGTGGACCTCGGGGTTCCACTCGGTGAAGAACATGCCATCGGCGGCCACCCACAGGCCTAGCCGCAGCCGCTGGTACAGGTAGCCGGTGAGGGTGTCGAGGGTCTTGAGGTACTGCTCGCCGAAGTCGGTCCAGGCCCCCAGTACGTGATCGTATAGAAGTGGGTTGTCCTCATGCCGTGTATCGAGCAGCGAACACTCACCACGGTCACAACGCTGCTTGAGCCAGTGATACGGATCTGCGGGGTTACAGTCTGCAATGATCTGCTGATAGCTGAGCACACCGTTGCGGAGTCGGGACACGAGCAGTTCCCAGTCGAGTTGGTCGAGTTCCGTAGCTTCTTGCACATAAATCAAATCGAATTCCGTTGATTTGACCTTCTCGGGGTCGTCCAGCCCGGCCAGGGCGATGACCGCGCCATTGGGGTAGCGGTACTCCTGATCCTCGGTCCAGAACCTCACCCCCGAGGGCTCCGGCAGCACCTTCTTCTCGAAGGTCACCAGCGCCGCCTGGGTGAGCGACTTCCTGACCTTCCTGACGATCGCCGCCCGAATGGGCGCGTGGTAGGCCACGAACGACAGCTTCTCCAGCGCCGCCCTGCTTTTCCCGGTGCCGGCGGGTCCAGCGAGCACCACCTCGCGCCCCCGGAAGCGCATTAGCTCCGCAGCAGCCCCATACGGCCTGTAAGCGGACTCCTGCGGTCTTACGCGGACTGTGTCGGCAATGGCGTCGGTCGTATCACCAGTGGTCGTCGTCCTACGTCTCGCTGCGGCTCGCTGCGGACGCAGGGCTGCGGTCACCCGTCAATCGACCTCACGCTGGACGGCAGTGTAGCTCCGGGTCACAATCCGTGCATGCCCACCCGAACCATGGCCAGCGTGGAAGCGCAGATCCCGAACCGCCGCACGCGCACGCGTCACCTCAAGGACCCCGAGGCAGCCAAGGTCGCGTACCTCGAAGCGCTGCCGAACTACTTCACGGTGACGGCCGCGCTGGCGAAGGTCGGCGCGCCGATGAGCATGCTGATGCGCTGGCGGGAAGCCGACCCCGAGTTCCTCGTGAAGGAGAAGTGGGCACGCGACCAGCTTGCCGACCGCCTGGAAGCCGAAGCCATCCGCCGCGCGTTCAAGGGGGTGAAGACCCCGGTGTACCAGGGTGGCCTGCTGGCGGGGTACATCACCCAGTACTCCGACCAACTCCTGACCTTGATGCTCAAGGCCTTGCGCCCCGAGAAGTTCCGCGAGCGCACGGACGTGACGGTCACGCAACCCATCGTCAAGGTCGTCGCCGGCTTCGATCCCGCCGAGGTGCTCTAGTCGAAGTCCAGGCTGCCGTTGAGGGGTTGTATAGGCGGAGTGCGGCGTCGGCTGTAATCCGCCTGGTTGCTCCAGCGCTTGAGCTTGAGCCTGCGGATGACCTCACGGTTGATGCTCAGCCCCCGCCGATCAGCCTCATCAACGATATCGGCGTAGAGTGCCAGCGGCATGCGCACGAGGACCCTTTTGATATCACGTTTGCTATCAAAAGTTGTCACTTTTTGACAACGAATGATATCAAATTGAACTCAGTTTCCCTCGCGCGCGCGCGTCTCTACCGGTGACATGTCAGAACGGCGTGTAGACTGAAGCCACCCCGGGGAGGAAAAAGCTGGCGGGCCGCCTCCATATTCCCAGGCCTTCCAGTCGCGGGCCACCCCGGGGTCCCCTCCCGCCGGATATAGAATTTTTTCAGAGGCGGGGTTTCAGAGACGCCGTCTCAGGAGCGACCTCCCCGCCGATACAGAATTTTTTCAGGGGTCAACATCAAGGATGCGCGCCAGGGAAGCCCGCCCCGCGATGGTGCCACCCGTCCCCCGCCCCGGGCGCCCCGTCCCCCACGGTCGCCACGTGGCGCTCGCGCGCGTCCAGGGTTGAAGCGAACTACTGCCACACCTTGTTGGTGTCGCAGGGAGTGACACACCTGAGATGCGCAGCCCTGGCCAGCTAGCTGCAGACACCGACGCCAGACACCGATAGGCCCGGGACACCCCGGGGGTCGCAAGGCACGGGTGGTGTCTGCAGGCCGCCAAATCCACGTGAGATGGCCTGCATGTTTCCGTGGGCGCAGGTGTGGGATATGACGGGGCATATCCCTGGCACTTTCAGCCTGAATCAGCGCTGGCTGCTGCGTCTCGCCTACTCGCTCCGAACTGGAAACCCTGCGCAATTGCTAACGAAACCGACTGAGCCAGTTTGAGGGCGTTAGCAACCGTCACAAACCGTGGCAATCTCGCTGAGAACGATTTGAGATCAAATCACCCCTGCAAGTCTTGCGGAATACCCTTGCAAGTTTTGCAACCATGCCCCATAGTTCCCGTCGTCGGCCGAACCGCAAGGGGCGGACAAGACACCAACCGACCAAGAGGTCACCTACCAAACGCGACCAGCGTGCGGGGCTCGCCAGACAAGCGAGTGAACCGCATCCGTGCGAATCGGGGCGCATGCAAGGCAAGGGGCTAGTTCAAGCGGCCAGCACACAAGTGACCCGGCGATGCGAAGGCATCTCGCCCGACCACGGCGTGCATCACAAGCGAGGTTGCTCACTGGCCAGACAAGCCAAGAGTGGAGCGAACTAGAACCTGGCAGCTAGGATGCGGAACCGTGCAACCCTACCCGTTCGGAAAGTGGTTCGGAGTAGGACAAGCCCCGGAGCGATAACGAGTAGCAGCGCCCAGTGTCCAGTGTGCGAACGGTTCGAGCACACTACGTCTGCCAGAAACGGCAGCGTGGTAAGTCGCTCACCACCCAACACTCCATCGAACGATAGAACCTAGGCAGCAGTCTGCTGTTAGTGAGCGCCAGTATGGGCACGGTGCGTAAGCCCGCTCACAGACCGGACGGCTCGCAAGTAAACGCTGCCCGTTCGATGCGCAGAGTGACACCAAGTGCTGCAATGTATCGCAAGGCGCGTAGAGATGGCCGGCTGGAAACGTCAGAAACCAAGTTGAGCACTAGGTGGCAATGCGGCAGCCCGGTCACAAGCCCGGGCAACGCTACACATCGGGAGTAGAACGATGACGTACGAAATTGGCACGGTAAGCACCGGCACGATGCTGGCCAGCGATTTGATCCCCGCGTTTATGGCTGAATTGCCAGCCTCACACAAGCTGCGCGTTGAGTATGACGAGCATGGCTACAACGCGGCCGACGCAGACGACTTGCTTGAGTGCCTGTTCGACGCACTCGACGCGCTCGCCCCGGAGGGTACGTACTTTGGTGCGCATCCTGGCGATGGCTCCGATTACGGATTCTGGCCAGTGGACTTTCTCGCCTAACGCGCAGAGTGGCCGGGGTTTGCGCCCCGGATCAATGCGGCAGCCCGGTCACAAGCCCGGGCAAGCTATCCCGCATACATCGGGAGTAGAACGATGTCCACGGTTACCGAGTTCCATACGCTGACGGCCGAAGATGTGAAGGCGCTCAAAGGCGCCACGATGGTGGCCTTTGGCCACATGCGCGACGGCGAGCACAAGCTGCGCGCCATTCTCGAAAAACGCGACGGCGTGTACGAGACGCGGGGCGAGCTTTGCATCCCGGCCAGCAGCCGCATCACCAAGTACTCCGATGCTCACGAGTACAACAGTGCGTTCGCACTGATTCAGTCCGCGCAGTTCAACGAGGAATGGCGCACGGCCGTCAAGTCGCTCCGCGTGGGGGACGTGCTGTCGATGGAGTGGCGCGCCAATTCAAACGGGTACGTCAAGGACGCCGGGCTCAATCTGGACGAGCTTGTGCTGCACGTCTTCCGACAAGACAAGTCGGAGCATCGCCTCCGCGTCGGAACCTACTTGCTCGTTGTCTCGGTCTGCCCGGACAACAGCGCTCGCATGATTCGCTACTAGCGCAGAGTGGCCCGGTTCGCCGGGTGTAATGCGGCACGCCGGTCACAAGCCCGGCGAACGCTAACGCACATCGGGAGTAGAACGATGGCACGTCGAAACGAGATTCTCCACTATCGCAATGAGGCTGCAGCTACCCGCGCCATGCGCCGGGTGATGCGCAAGTACGAACAGCAGCACGGACGCCCGGTCGCGTGCAAGGTGGACGTAGTCTCCTCCACACACTGGGCATACCCGTTCGAGTACCTGATTCGCTGCACGGGCAACGATGGCAGCGTGTCCTATTGGAGCCGCGACTAATGTTTGACCGATTCGATATCTGCAGCGCCTGGTACGTCTGGGCGCACGATTGGGGACAGTACGACGTGATCACCCGACTGAGGCGCATGGGGTTCCGTGCCTCGCCCCTTCTGGACGGGTACGCGGCGCTCGAAGACAACGCCAAGGACATTTACGACGCGCTCAACGCGCGGAGCGAGGCGAACCCGGTTTGGTACGAAACACTGCGCAGAGTGACCCGGTAACGCGCCGGGGTAATGCGGCAGCCTGGTCACAAGCCCAGGCAATTCTGACCGCTGGAGAGTAGTTCCAATGTCCGCCACATTCACCATCGAATTGCTACCCGACTACGACACACGCCCGGACGAGTTCGACTGCTACGACGCAGCCGATATCACGGCGTGGAAAAACGACGAATGGCGCTACGTTGGAGTGCGCGTCAAGGCCACGATTCGCGCGGAGGGGTACGACCTGGACGCGATTACCGACGGCCTATGGGGTGTCGAGTATGGCTACTTCGACAACAATGAGGCGTACGTTCGCGGCATCGCCGGCGAGCAATGGGCAGCGCTGCCGGACGACCTGCGCGCCCAGTTTGGCGAACTGCCCGCCGACACACGTATCAGCGCACTCGCCTAACGCAGAGTGACGGGGCACTGCCCCGGTAATGCGGCAGCCTGGTCACAAGCCCAGGCACATCCGGCCTCCGCATGGCCAACTTTGGAGAGTAGTTCCAATGCCTTACTTCACTGACACCCCGGACGGGGACACCGTGTTTGATCCTCGCGGCATCGGCCCGGCGCTCAGCATCGTGCCGCTCGCTAACCCTCGCCTGCCCAATACCGGCAACTGGCAGCGTCGCCACAACGACGCCGTGACGGCGCCACGCGCCGGCTTTGAAGCCGCTATCGTCGCCATGCTGCGCGGATGGGCAACGTATGCCCAGGCTCACCGTGACGCCTACGATTCGCCCATCGGCGATGACGGCGTGCTTGGCCCGGAGTGGGCAGCCATCGGGCACGCCATGCTCGGCTTGCTCAATGGCGACCTGCAGCGCCTGGACGGGGGAACCCTGGACGCCTTCATCCGCGACACACTCACGGCTAACGGCGCGGAGGTGGACGCGTAAGCGCAGAGTGACGCTAGCCCCGGCTAGCGCTAATGCGGCAGGTCGGTCACAAGCCCGGCCAAACCATCCCGCATTCATCGGGAGTAGAACGATGAACCCCTCCGCTCCATTCGCCATTGGCGTCGCCATTTCCGCCCTCAAAGACCACGGCGATAGCTTCGCTGCCGAGATCCGCGTCCTTGAAGCGCTGCGCCTGGTCGCGCGCCAGTATCACCACGCCGACGACCTCAACGAGATCGTCTGCACCGTGCCGGATTGCACCGGCTGCGCCACGTACCCCGGGCTGCTCGCGGAGGTGGACGCGTGAACAGCGTAGAAGCTCTCGACTTCGCCATTGAGCGACTGAACCGCAACCTGCGCACGTTTGAGCGCGTGCTCAACGATGCACGCGTGCCGCGCGAAGAGACGCAAGGCCACATAGACGAGTACTCCGCGTGCGTCGAAACCCTCGGCGCCCTGCGCGACCTGATCGCGGAACGCTCTCACGCAGAGTGAACCCGGCTGAGCCGGGGTAATGCGGCAGCACGGTCACAAGCCCGTGCGATTCCAACGCATTGGAGAGTAGTTCCAACCATGGACGCAATCGAAACCCGCTACCTCGGCCCCACCAACACGCGCGGCGGTCGCATCAAAGCCACCACCCTGGGCAACCACGCCGCCAGCGTCACCATCCCGCTGGATCACGCGCTCAACTCGTGGGACAACCACCGGGCTGCCGCTGAGGCGCTTATCGCCAAGCTCGAATGGTTCGATATCTCGTTCTACGGCGGCAGCACCGCCCACGGCAGCGTGTGGGTCGCCGACCTGGCGCGTGGCCATAGCCTCGTGCGCGTCATGGCGCCGGAGTCCATCCGCACCGACCTCCTGACGCGGTGACAAGCGCTGAGCGAACCGTCACCGCCTGGCGCCCTAACGCGCATCGCTACCAGCCGCTCATCCGGGGGCGCATCACCCGCGCCGGCCGCGTGAGCTTCGATTGCGGGCACACCTACGAGTGGCGCCCGTACCGCCTCGCAGAGCACGAGCGCATGCCGTACGTCGGCGCGCGCCTGCACTGCGCTATCTGCCTCGAAGGAGAGTAGTTCCGATGGCATCCGCACTTGTTTGGAAGGTCTACGGCACCGCTGGCGAGCACGTCGCCAGCCTGCGCTACGCGGAGGACGCCGCCCTGATCGTGGGCAACACGCCCGACGGCGTGGTCAAGGTCGATGGCCGCATCGTGTGGCGCGAAGGTCACGAACAGGTAACGGCCTGCGACAACGTGGACCTCGCCGCCGATTGGATGGGCCGCCGCCGTCGCGTGCACTACGCCCAACACTACAACCTGGGCAGCCACCCGGAGGTTCACCATGTTTCCGATTGAGGACGGCGACGCGCTGCGCCAGTGGCGGGAGGCGCAGTTCCTGAGCCAGACCCAACTCGCCACGCTCCTGGGCGTGCACGTCAAGACCATCTACAACTGGGAACAGGGCAACACCCGTCTCCCGCAGCACACCATGCTCGCCCTGGAGCAGATCTCCGGCAACCGCGAGCGCGTGGTGCGGCGCCTGCGGCGCGAGCAAGAGAAGCTGGCGCACAAGCGTCACCTGAAGGAGATCGCCCAGGGCATCCCCGAGAAGAAGGCTGCGCTGAAGGCGCAGAAGAAGGCCGCCTCGTGAGCGGCCAGTACGCGCCGATGCGCGAGCACGTCATCGGCCACCGCACCATCATGAACACCGACCACCCGATATGGGCTGAGCTTCGACGCTTCGGCCCAAAGCAGTGGGTCGTCGCGCTCGTGTGCAACGGAGTCGCGGAGACATCGCGAACCTACACGACCAGGCGCGACGCTATGGCAGCGTTTGAGGCCTACCAGTCAATGAGCAACCCGGGCGCCCTCGCGGCTATCGCGAAAGGCAAGCTCTCGTGAGCATCGACTGGTTCGACCTGGCCGTCATCCTGGCGCTCGTCGCCTGGATCATCTACCAGCGCTACGACTACGAGAAGCGCATCGGCGAACTCGAAGCCTCGCGGCAGATGCTGCTGCGCAAGGTCGAAGAGCTTGGCGGTTAGAATCCACCTGGGTTCGCAGGGACCTGAGGATGCAGAAGCCCTCGCCGGGTTCGCCTGGCGGGGGCTTTTTGCGTTTAAGTGGCAGGCCTGCAGACACCCGCAGACAGCAGACCTGTCTGCCGTACTGCACACCCCCAACCGGACAGGGGGTGCAGTACAGACACCTAAATTTACTTAAGGGCTGTCTGCAGTCTGCAGCCTGATTCAGGCGCTACCAGGGAAGGGGATCAGCAGCCCCTGGTCGCCTCCCTGTCTGCAGGAATAACGCGGCTTCGCTTCCTCGGATTTGGCCGCTCGCCCCTGTTTCCATGCGCGCTCCAAGAGCTTGCGAACGCTCTCGGTCTGGCTGCGCGTCGGCTCGCCGCCCTCGATCTCCATGGCCAGGTCGTGCGGGGTCCGCCAATGGTCGCCCAGGGCGAGCAGCAACTTGCCGGTCTTGGTGTCGTCCTCAACCGGTTCAGGCACACGCATCGGCCGCACCACGATGCTGATCTCCGTCTCTCGGTGGATGATCTCCGTGGCGAAGGCCTCTTCCTTGGCGATCGCGTTGACCTTGGTGTGGTGCCAGTTCACAACGTGCCGCCCGAGCTTGGAGGCTTCATCGTCGGCCACGAGTGACCACTGGTTGCGGAAGAACTCCACCTTGCGTACTGCGCCGCGTCCCTTGACGGGCACGACCGACCTGCCGTTCTTGAGTTCTTCGCCAGTGACATGGTCCAGCGCGAGCACCGTGACCGGCGGCAGCGCGCCCAGGCATTCCTCCAACGCCAGCGCAACGGCCTCGTAGCCCAGGTGCTCATTCGGTGAGCCACCGGCCGCCGCGATCGCATCCAGCACGATGAGGCCGACGTGGTACTTGTCGATGATCTCGCCCAGGCGCTCGATCTGATCGCGGAGCTTGTAGCCGCGCATGTCGCGCCAGAGCATCAGCGGCAGCGGCCAAGCGCCCAGGTTGCGGCACACGTCGTACACCACGCGGCGGAACGACGCCTCGTCATCCTCCCAGTCGAGGAACAACGGCACGCCACGCTCCATCTCTCGGTCGCAGAAGCGAAAGCCCGCCGCGTAGTAAGCGCAGATGCCCTTACTCAGCGTGCTCTTGCCTGTGGAGGCCGCCCCCAACCAGCAGTTGGGTTTGTCCTTGAGCAGCAGCCCCTGGCACAACCAGGCGGGCGGTGGCGGCCTCTCGATCTCTCCCTGGATCACACTCACCGGCCTGCCTTCATAATGCGCCACCATCACCGACTCGCACACCTCGCGGATCAGTGATTCCCAATCGGCGGCGCCGTACAGACGACACAGTTCGTTGATGAAGTCGCGAGCGGAACCGGTCTTACCCACCGACGCCTTGAGGTTGATGTTGCGGGTGATCAACCGCTCGCCCAGGTCGTTGAACACGCGCACGTCGGACCTGAACTCGCGCGTGCCGGGGTCAATGGCTGAGAACATGAACACCAGCGGCGTCTCTTCTGGAGCAAAGCGATAGCCCAGGCCGTTCCTGGCGAACCTCCGACTCATGGCTGGTTGATCCGCGTGCCCGGCGGGCGTTGGCCTGGTAGCGCAGAGGCGCGTCCCCAGGTGCCGCACGCCGTGCAGCGCCAGTAGTCCAGCGGCATGCTCGCCTTGGCGGATTCCTCGGCGCACGTTGGGCACGCGAACAGCGGTGTCTCGCCGTAGCGGTCCAGCTTGGACATGGCCTCAGAGGCCTCTAGGACGCGATTCTGTGGGGCTTGCTGCGCGGCGTCTGGTTGGGCGTCCGCGTGGCGCACGCCCATTTCTCGGTCCATCTGGAGCAGCCATTCGACCTGCTGCTCGGTCAGCCACTGGCGAGCGAGCGAGCCGACCGGCCCCCAGGTCGGCTCCGCGTCGGTGTGATCCAGCCAGGCCGGCGTCGGAGTCTCCGGCAGCGGCCCGAGCTTCCACTCCAGTTCCTCCAGCCTGTTGCGCAGGAACAGAAACCGGTGGCGCGACGCCTCGCTCATGCCGCACTCCACGCCGCCCACACCGGCCGCACGTCGCGGCGGTGGTAGCGCGTGAACCTGCGTTGCGGTGGAACGCCACGGCGGCGGTCGTACCAGTACTGGCGATAGGCGCGACCGAGCTTCTTGAGTTCGTTACGCGCCTCGATGCACTCCTCGTCGCAGAGCAAGCGCTCATACAGGTGCACCGGGCACAGTTGTGGCGGCGTGCGCATGGCCGCTCAGGTTTCGGTTGGCTCGCGCTCGAAGAGCACTCCAAGCAGGACCGTCTCGCCCTGCTTGCTCGCGAGCGCGTCGGCATCCTTGCCCACGGGCACGGAAAACGTGATCGTGGCCGCCTGCGAGCGGCGCTCCACGGCAACCAGCCGCGCCTCAAAGCGCAGCACGCCGTCTTCAGTCGTTGCCATCGTCGGAGTCCTCGGCCTGGGGAAGCTCGGCCTGGGCGGGCAGGTCGTCGTAATTGCGGTCAAAGATCTGCTGGTGACGCGCGGCGAGCCGGCGTTGGCGCTGCCTCGGCGCTTCCGCTTCGGGCTCGGCGTCGATATTGATAGACGGCGCGGCCACGATGTCGGCGCCGATCTCGTCGGAGTAGTCCAGGCTGCCAAGCTGCGCGGGGAAGGCGCGGCGCAGAGCTTGCGCCTCGGCGCACTTGCCCAACATCAGGCGCGGCTTCGACGCCCACATGAACGCGTCCTTCTCGGCGGTGGGGACGAACTCGGACCAGTACGCCTCGCCCACAAACGCGCTCTTGTGGCCGGCGACCACCTTCCAGATCGTGGCCCGCGCAAGCTCGGGCACCATCACGTCCTGGCCCTTGTACTTCCACTCCGTGGCGCCCCGGTACTCGATCGCTTCGGCGCCCGCGTACGTGCCAGATCGTTCGGCGATCGCCCTGAATCCGTCGATGCCGACCTGCAGCGCACCCTTCGGCGGGTTGCCCCTGCGAATCCAATACGCCTGCTTCAAGAGTGGGTCCAAGCCCAGGGCACGGCACGAGTGCAGGAACACGGCAAGCTCTTGCAGCGGCGCACCGATGGCCACGCTGCGCGAGATGAGCGCGATCTCGGCTGGCTGAAAGCCAGTCATCTCGGACACCAGCCTGACGGTCAGGCCAGTCTCACGCTTGGCGACGCTGTCAGTCACGCCACCCTCCCCTGGAACAGACGCGAGCGGTACACGGTGAGCGGTCGGCGGTGGCAGTCAGGACGCACGCTCTTGTGCGTCTGCCCCGTCGGCTCAATCCAGCCCCACCCGCAGGCAGCTTTCATCAACGGTCCGATGGCGCGCGGCTCGTGCGGCACGGGCACCTTCCACGCCTCCAGCACCGACCACACCGGGTCGGTGGTGAAGCGCTCGCGGCGCTCGGCCACGTACTGCAGCGCGATCTCAGCCCAACCCCGCCAGCTAGGCGGACCGTGCATCTCGGCGCGCAGCATGCCGTCGGCTTTGAACAGTTCGCCCTGGCGCATCGCCTCAAGGTCACGCTCGGGATAGAGCGGGTCATCGGGAGGCATCAGCGCAGCCCGAGGTGACGGCTGCAGTAGGGCCAGGCTTGCCAGCCCTGCACCGCCAGGCCGCGCTCAGCGACGGCGACTTGTTCGCTGATGCTGGCATCGGCGGGCGTGGCCGCGTAGTCCAGCCCGCCATAGCGGCGCCAGAACGTAGCGTCCATCTGCAGGCCGCCTGAGTAGGTACGACCCCGAATGTGCCAGCGCTCGGTGGATTCACACCGAGCCAGGGGGCGCCAGAGGGTATCGAAACGATACGTTCCGGAGTAGGCTTCCTGAGATGGTGGCGACTCAGCAGTCTCTCCCGCATCCGAGGCAACCGCCTCGGGTACAGGGATCGCCGGTACGCCATCGTCGCCGATCGCGTACAGGGTGAGAGCGAGCGCTAGCAACGCATTTGCCATCAGAAGGGCAAGTCCTCTTCATCTCCGCTCGGGGTCGTTGGCGCGGCCCTGGGCGGCGTGATCGTGCGCGGCGCCGCAACTGAGCGTCGCACGCTGGCGGATAGCGATTTGCGCAGGCGGTCCATGACCACGTCGTGGGCGTTGGCCAGCATGTCGGAGGCAATCGCCATGTCGTCGTTGGCGCTGTCCTCGGCATCGGTCCACCACTCGAACGTGACCTCGGCCAACTCGGTGCCGTAGTTGCCGTCCGACACCTGGCGGCGGTAGCTGCCCGTGATCTTGCGCGGCAGCGACTCAGGCATTGGAGTCCTCCGTCTTCGGGTAGTAGCGGTACAGGCGGCGCGGTGTTGGCGCGGCCTTGCGGAGCTTGAGACGCGCTCGCGCGGAACTGTCGGCACACGCGTCAGAACAGAACTTGGTGCGGCGCTCTTCGGGCGGGATCGGCTTCTGGCAGCGGACGCAGATCTTCATTCGGGTGAGTTCAGGAAGGTGATCGCCGCGTCGCGCTCACGGTGCGCACGCTCGAACTCGTTGAGGTAGTCGCCCAGGCAGTCCAGGGCGGTGGTGACGAGATCCTCGGGCGGCGGCGCCTCGTAGTGACCGTGGTCGGCCAACAGCACGCTGCTCATCATCGCCAGCACCGTCTCCAGCAGATTGATCTGGCTGATGAGCGCGGCGTTCATGTCGAACAGGTCCCCGGCCGTCGCGTCTTCGCGCGACATGATCCTGCCAGGCTTCATCACTCCTCCGATCCAACGGGTGCAGGCAGTCGCAGTTGTCGCGACTTCTTCTCCAGGCGATGCGGGTCACTCTCACCCAGGTTCTCGAAGTACTCCGGCAACCTGGCGCGCTGCGCACCGTGCAGCACACCGCCACAACGGCAGCGGCAGCGCGGCGTACGGCCCATCTCGCAGCGCGTGACCTGGGTCACGTTCAGCGGCTTCACGCCTGGCCCATCAGCCGCGCCTCGATCTCTCGGGCCACGCGGAAGTACTCGGCCACGGCGGTGTCGCCCGCCTCGGTGATGGGGCTGCCGGTGTACGCCTTCACGTCAATGTCGTGGCCGCGCGTGCTGGTCTTGATGTTCACGCTGGACACTCCACTCGACTGGTTGGCCAATTTGGAGTCGATGGACTCCAGCCACTTGCAGCACGCATGGACGTGGCCGATCAACTCTTCGAGCATCTCGTCAGTCTTGGTCACGTGACCACTTCCTCCACCACAATCGGGCGGCCACTCTCCGCTCTGCGTTCCAGCCATTCATCCAGCTTCCTGGCATGCACGCGAATGTGGCGTTTGTCGTTGAGCATCACGACCGGGAAGTCGCGTTCGTAGCTCCAGCGATACACCGTGTCCAGGCTGACCTGACACAGTTCCGCGACCTGTTGGGCGGTCAGCAACAGTACCGGCAGGCCACTATCGGCCTGGCGGTCAGGGTCAGCGTTCTTCACGCGACCTCCTCCAGCACCTCGCTATCCAGCGAGTCTTCGAGCACCTGAACGGCACGCCACCGGTCAAGCGCCTGGGCGATGAGATGCGCAGCCTGGGCGTGCGGGCTGCGGCGCTCTTGCTTGGCCATGGCGGCCAGCAGAGCGACTTCTTCGGCCTCTAGGGGCACATAGATGGATCGCCTCACAGGCAGGCAAGCCTGCCGCATCCAGACGCGCACCACCAAGAGGCAAAGGGGGCTCTATTTCCTTCGACTTTTGAGGGTGGGAACCGGCACCGTTTGGGGATAAGCTGTGGAAAAGTGATTCACACCCTCGTCAAACCCAGGCAACAAAGGGGTATCAAACCCGGAACGGCTTGTATCCGGCCACCTTCGGGAGTTATGAATCCGAGTCTGCGCGCGTAGGCCAGTGACTGCAGACGCAGGGCATCAAGGTTTGGATGGGAGGCTTGAAAGCCTCATGGTGGCAGTGGAGATCGACCGAGACGAGGTCCCAGGAACAGGCTTCGTAATGCTCGATGAAAACGTGCTGCTTACGTTCGGACGGGAGGAAGAGCGCGAGACGAACTGGCAGCGCCTCATCGACGCACTGCGGGAGTTGGCGGCCAACAGACGCAGCCGCGCCAAGTCCAAGGTCAAACCGCCGGGTCGCTGGCATCCTGGCGGCCCAGGCCGTCAGCCTGGATGGGGCCTCTCAGACGATGTCCTGGCGCAGACGATCGAGGACATGCGCGACGCGGGCGAGCCGATCTCGCACCAGATCCTGGCTGACAGGCTCGGCTACAGCAAGGACACCATCCGCAAGCACTGCCGCGCGACGGGCCGCCATGGGCGGCTGCGACTCCGTTGACACCTGAGCGTTTGTTGATACCGACCGTCCGTGTTGTGTACCTTCACGGACCCGACGCCAGCCGGCCGCTGGCCCAGAACAAAGGTGTGCCCCCGCGACGCTCGAACGCCCGGGGGCTTGGCACCACGAGGAGTAGTCTCATGGCACGGATTCTTTCTAGCACGCGCAAGCGTCGCACCGCTCTCGAAAAAGCTGGCGAGTACATTCACCAGCACGGCGACAGTCACCAGACTCGCGCCGGCATGTACTACGTGCGCTGCCCCAACGGCCGCAACGAACTGGGCATGCTCCAGTACAAGAACTTCGGGCCGTTCCCTGGCACGCCCGAGGGTCTGGCCGAAGCCAAGGCCGCGCGCGACAAGCACCTGGCGCTGCAGATCGAGCAGCGCAAGCAGGCGCTGCCCCTGGGCCGCGCGCCCAAGGCAATGACGCTGAACCAGTGGTCCGAACACTGGCTCGACGTGATCATCCGCCCCAACAGCACGGCGACCACGTACGACAACTACGGCGGCGCGTTCCGTCGCCACGTCCTGCCGCACCTGGGCAAGCTGCCCGTAGTCGATCTGACCAAGACGCGCATCGAGAAGTGGCGGCAGGATCTGATCGACGCGGGCGTCGGCGTAGCGTCGGTGGAGTACGCGCTCAAGCGGCTCAAGACCTGCCTGCAGGCAGCGATGCAGGACCCCGCGACCACGGGGCTGAAATCGAACCCGGCCTGGTACGTCAAGCTGCCCGAGAGCGACGACGTGGTCACCGAAGACGAGTACCAGGGCGACCCCGCCGACATGCCGCGCATGATCGCGGCCATCGGCGACAGCTACCTGGCCGCGTTGCCTCAGGTTGCCACCGACGCGGGGCTGCGGCGCTCGGAGATCTCGGCGCTGCACTGGCGCGACGTGGACTGGGACAACCGCCGCCTGATCCTGCGCTGGCACCTCGTGAGCAGCGGCAACAAGACCCTCGGCACGCTGGTCACCGCCTTTCGGCCTGGCACCAAGTCCAGCAAGGGGCTGCCCGAGTACGTCGAGTTGTCGGAGGTCAGCCTGGCCGCGCTGCGCGAGGCGCGCGCTCGACTGCGCAAGCTGCAGGGGCCAGCGTGGAAGGCTGGCCAGTCGAGCACGGTGTTCTACGCCAAGAACAAGCGCGACCGCACGGGCAGGCCGTTCGTGGTGCCGACCGATCCTGGCGCCGACGACGCGCTCGTGTTCCCGATGGCCGACGGGATGCCGTACAAGACCAACGCCCTGGGCCTGTGGTTCGTCGGCGTGTGCACGCGCCTCGGCATCAAGAAAAGCCTGCACGGGCTGCGCCACGACTGCGGTTCGTTCCTGCTCGCCAAGAACGTGCCGCTGACGGTGGTCAGCAAGCACATGCGCCACGCCAACCCGGCGATCACGGCAGCGATCTATAGCCACATGCTGCCCAAGGACGCGCGCATGGGCGCCAACGCTTTCGATGCTCTTTGGGCTTCGGTTGACGGGCAGGCCCAAGCAGTATGAACACCAGCCCCTGGCCCCTCCCGGCCAGGGGCTATTCGCATTTAAGGAGGTTGCTCCATGGCTCCGCGAGTTGAGCCAGGTTCCGAGTGGGTCCTGCGCCGAGGCGATCACGCTGGCCAGGTAGTCGAGGTCGAGGGTCAGAGCTTCGCGGGCGGCATCAAGTACCGCATCGTCAAGAAGGGCAACAGCCAGGGCACGGGCGATTCTGGCGACAACCCTGACAACGTCCACATCACGCCCAGGGGGCAGTTCCTGGCGCTCTACGAGCGTCACCACGGCTACGCGAATGGTGGCGTGCAGCCCGCGTTCCGTCAGAACAATCGTGCGCGCAAGCTGGCAAAAGTTCCAGTCGAAGAGGAGTACGCCGAGTTGGCCAAGGGAGTAGTCGAGGCGCCGAAGGCGAGCGTCAACGGCAACGGCAAGGTTTACATCAACACCGCCGACACCGACCTGAGCATCAGCGTTGAGATGGTCACGCCCGACCAGGCCCAGGCCTGGCTCGATCGCGGCGGCGCCAACCGCAAGATCAACAAGAGCAGCGTGCGGCGCCTGGTACGCGCCATCCAGATCGGTGAGTGGGAAATCACGGGCGAGACGATCAAGTTGGATCGGGACGGCCGCGTGCGCGACGGCCAGCACCGCCTCACCGCGATCATCGAAACCGGCAAGGGCCAGATGTGCATCGTGGTGCGCGGCATCAAGGAGTCGGCCTTTGACAAGATCGACACCGGCAAGAGCCGCAGCGCCGCCGACGTGCTCGCCATCCACGGCCACACCAGCGTGACGGCCAAGTCCGCCACGGCGCGCGGCCTGATCGTGCTGGAGAACATTGGACATTACGACACGAGTTCGCGCACTGCCGGGCCTGCGCCCTCCAACGCGCAGATCCTGGCGTACGTCGAGGCGCACCCCGAGATCAGCGAGGCTATCCACCTCGCCGACAAACTGAGGATCGAAGGCGACTTCATCGGCGGCACCGGGTTGTGGGCAATCGCACTGACGCTGTTCTGGCGCATCAGCCCCGAGCAGACCGAGGTGTTCGTCAACAGCTTGATCGAGGGCGCCAACCTTGAGGCGGGCAGCCCGATTCTGAAGCTCAGGAACATGTACAAGGGCAGCGCCAGGGACTGGCACGCCTCGGGCGAGAACCGCGAGCGGCTGCTGGCCAACACGATTAAGTCGTGGAATGCATGGAGAAACGATCAGCTTGTGCAAGCCATCTCCTGGCATCCCACGGGTCGCGGAGCCGAGAAGTTCCCGGTGCCCGAATGATCTTGGCGACACCCTCATACGGCGAAGAGATGCGACGCCTGCGCCTGGAGCTTGGCCTCTCTCAGAGGGAGGTCGGCGCCATCGTGGGCGTGGCGGGTGAGACGATCTCAGCCTGGGAACGCGGCGACCGCATGGGCAACAGCCGCGAGTCCAGCAAGCTGCCGCGCACGATCATCCAGCGTCTGAAGGCCCGGATCAGGAGCAGAGACAGGAGGGGCTGATGGTCGTTCTGCTGCACACCCACGCGTGCGCCAAGCTCGGCCTGGACGACCCCGTGTGTGTCTGCATCAGCACGGCGGCGAGCGTCATCAGCCTCGTCGCCTTTAGCCTCGTCGCCTGGCGGATCGGGCGGTAATGCGCTGGCATCTCTGGTTCGACGTGTTCGTGCCTGTGATGCTGGCGGTCAGCACGGTCTTCAGTGTCATCTACGAGAACTGGGGCTCTGCTGTCGTCATCGGCATCTGCTTTGGATTCTGCGCGGGCATGTCGGTGACCAGAAGGTTGCTGACCGAACGATGAGGACTTGGCTCGGCCGGGCTAGGCTTGCCTCGGCGGGGCCGGGCCTGGCGCGGCTGGTCAGGGTAGGGCCTGGCACGGCAGGGTACGGCAAGGCGTGGCACCGGCGAGCCTGGGCGTGGATAGGCGGGGCCAGGCATGGCAGGGATCTCGTGGATTTCCAGGGCGAGGCCAGGCTTGGCTTGGTGCGGCCTGGCGGGGCATGGCAAGGCGCGGTTGAGCAAGGCTTGGCTGAGCCGGTACGGGCGAGGCGAGGCCTGGCGTGGCTAGGCAGGGATTCTGTGGATTTACAAGGCGAGGCTCGGCACGGCTAGGCGAGTCAAGGCCTGGCACGTCACGGCAAGTCAAGGCATGGCGCGGCCCGGCGGGTACGGGCGAGGCAGGGCAGGGATTCTGTGGATTTACTAGGCGGGGCGTGGCTGGGCGAGGCCGGGGCCTGGCGCGGCAGAGGCTGGACGAGTCAGGGCAAGGCGGGTCAAGGCTGAGCCAGGCATGGCCAGGCTAGGCAAGTTTTAGGCGGGGCGTGGCGGGGCTTGGCAAGTCACGGCAGGGCTACACAACACGGAGGTTTGGGAATGCAGGTAGCAGTTGAGTTCACAGGCCGAACAGGCCTGGTGTTTCACAACATTCGATTGGCTGACCCGCGTGACAGCTACACGCGACAGATCGCGGAACTGACCTCGAAGGGACAGAACCGCACCGAGGCCGACGAGGTAGAGATCGAGCGGCTGGAGTGGTATGGCGGCCTGTATCACGCGCCCGACATCGGGGTGTACGTCCCCGCCTCGAACATCGTGCGCTGCCTGCGCAATGCGGGGGCAGTCACGCGCCTGGGCAAGAAAGTCCAGGGCGGCATCTCGATGCTGACCGATCGTGTTCCCCTGGAGCACGGCGGGCCACGTGACCTGGCAGAGATGTACGCCGACCCGCAGTACACGCTACGCGTGGCGGTTGGCATCAACCGCGCCAAGATCATGCGTGTGCGGCCGATCTTCCGCACCTGGCGGCTCGGCTTCGAGGTGGAGCTTGGCGAGGACGTGCTGGACCTGGCCGAGCTTGAGGCGGTCGCCGAGCGTGCCGGCCGCAGCGAGGGCCTGGGCGACGGCCGAACACTTGGGTACGGTCGCTTTACCGCGACGGTCACGGGCAACCTTCAGCCAGGACGAAACGGGAGCGTGCGGCGTGTTTCAGCCAAGACGCGGTAAGGCTGAGTGGCGCTACATCTACGACGAACTGCTGGTCGACGCGGACTTCGGTGACATCATCACCTACCAGGCCCTGAGCGATTGCCTGGAGCGGGACTTCGCGCGCAACAGGGCTCCGATCTACCGCGCCACGCGCGAGCTAGGCGAAGTGCGCCACCGCTGGCTCATCGCCGAGCCCGGTGTCGGCTACCGCGTCATCGAGGCCAACGAGCACGTCTACGTCGCCCAGGCGCACAAGGTGCGTGGGCAGCGGCAGTTCTCGCGCATGATCGAGGTCGATTTCAGCACCGACCTAGCGGCCCTCACCGACGCCGAGCGCGACCAATGGGATCGCCAGAACCGAATCAACTTCGCGCTATTCAGCGTGGTGTCGGCGCACGAGAAGCGGCTGGCCCGCATCGAAGAGATCTTGCGGGACGACGGCAAACTCTGAGGGCATAGACATGAAGCTCGGCATCGTCGGCAGCGAGGCTGCCAAGTTCACCCAGGACACCGAACGCGCGGCGCGTATGGCGCTGCGCTCGATGATCAAGCAGTGCGGGGCCAACCTCGTGATCTCCGGCCACTCGCCGCTAGGCGGCATCGACTGGTGGGCCATCGAGGAGGCCAACGCCCTGGGCGTACCCACGCGCGAGTACGAGCCCAGGGTTATGGCGTGGGCCGCGCCTGGCGGCTTCCGCACGCGCAACCTGAAGATCGCCCTGGACAGCGACATCGTGGCGTGCATCACGCTCAAGGAGCTTCCTCCGGGCTACACAGGGATGCGCTTCCCTGAGGGCTGCTACCACTGCAAAACGCCACCCGAGGACCACGTCAAGAGCGGCGGCTGCTGGACACTGAAGCAGGCGCGGCGCCAGGGCAAGATCAACCTGCTGGTGGTCATCGACCCCACTGGTTCGCTCAAGGGCCGGGGCTTCAGCCTGGATCGGGCGGCGGTACGAACCTGACATAGACCTCGATGCGCGTCTCGCTCACACGCGTCCAACGCTGAACGTGCCAGACCCGTTCGCCCGTCTTGGCGTTGAGCCCAAAGGACGGCGGCCAATCCTGCGGCTCTCCGATGGGCAACTCGTCCAGGGCGGCGAGTCGCGCCCGCCGGCTCTCTGGCTCTCCGAGCATTTCCGCGATCTCGGCCACGCTCTTGCCCTCCACGTCGGCGTGGGTCATTCCGGCCGCCTCCGTACTCGCCTTGTTCGCGAGCGCCACCCGCCACACCCCCTGCTCATCCCGTTCCAGGGCGCCCCAGGCTTTCTCGGGACGCGGGTTCCGCTTCGAGCGCCCACGCTTCGAGATGAGGCGCCGCAGCGCATCGTGGCAGGCATTGCAGATACGCCAGGACTGGCGATAGTCGGCCGAGGGCATCCTCAGCAGCGACAGCATGTACAGGCGCGGCGCCCGACCGACGCCTACGATCGTTGTGTGGCACCAGTCGCATTCGATCTCGTTCGATTCGGCCATGGTGCGTCACCCATTACGCACGTTTGAGGCCGATGATGCCAGACTGAGGCCGTGTGAGGGGTATCGGTGTCAATTGGCGGTGTCTATGGCTCTGATAAGACCTGTTTCGATCTCAGGAGAGGGCTTCCCTGTGATACCTCTGAAGTGTGGAGGACTGAGTTTGAGGATGGCTCACGACCTGATCTCAAACTCAGAGTAGACCGTAGAAGACCGTAGAAGGGCGGCCGTCGGTGATAGCCTTTGGTATCCAAAAAAGGTGTCAGGGGAGTAGTCCATGGCAACGTTCGACATAGCGATGGAGATGCGCTTACGGCTCATCGAGGAGCGGCTGACCAAGATCGACGCGGGCCTCGGCGACCTGGCCAGCAAGGCCGACCTGGCCGAGATCAGCAAGCAGCTTGCCGTGATCAACACACGCCTGGACAACCTCCCGACCCGCTGGATGTTCTGGCTGTTCATGTTCACCACGGCCATCCCGATCTACGGCATCCTGGCGACGTTGCTCTGGACGACGGTGCACCGCTGATGGTGGGCAAGGGGTACACCATGACGCTGACGGTCAGCATGACCGACCTTGGGACCGAGGGTTGGCGAAGGCTCTGGGAAGTCGCCAACCAGCGCAAGCGCAAGCCGTCGGACCAGGCGAAGATCCTGCTGCTGTACGGGCTAGAACGCTTGATGGCGGGTGAAGACGTCGAGCCGAGCCAGAAGCGCCTGGACATGATCCAGAACGACCCGCCTGCCGGAGTGGCGTAGGCCTCGCATGATCCGCGTCTGCCTGCTGCCCGCGTTCGGCGGCGTCGCCTTCCCCGAGGTCGCCGACGACGGCCCCGCGCTTCACAATCTGCTCGGCGGGTTCATGGAGGTGATCCGCCTGCCGGGCGTGTTCACCTCGCGCGGCCTCGTCGGCCTGGTCGATGAGGAGGGCGCCCTCAAGGACCTTGAGCCGAACATGTACTCGGACTTCCTGGGCCGCCCACTCGCTGGCCCGGTCATCATCGTCAAGTCCGAGCCGCCCGAGATGGTCAGCCTGAGCGACGACGAGGTCGAGTTCCTGCGCGACTACTTCAACGGCGTCGTGATCATCTTCACGAGCTAGATCAGGCGAGCGACCGCCAGCGCTGCGAGCATGCCAAAGATGACGGTCTGCCCCAACGGCACGATGCCGAGCAGCCCGAGAATTGCGATGAGTAGCACGACGACTGCGATGAGCCAGCCGATGGTGATGGCGAGCCCATTGACCGTGGTGACTTGCACTACCTTGTCTCCCTTCCGAAGATGAACCCGACGGCGCTCCCGATCACCACGAGCGCCGCCTTGGCCGTCTCGTCAGTCGCCGGGCTCACCACTATCCACGTCATCGCCAGAATCAGCGTGATTGCGATGATCGCCATCGCTATCGTTTTGACCAGTTCGAGTTGACCGTCGCCAGCGGACCCATCGGGCTCTGGCATCAGCACCCACAATGCCACCGACGAAGCCCGCGAAGGTGGGTAACCCATGGTTGGTCAGCCAGTCGGCCAGCGCGAGCAGGCCGGTGTTCGAGTCGCTCAC